TATTGTAAACAAGCACATAATTGCAGGTTGTCGAGTTGTCCAAGGGAAGAGCCAGATAATATCTGTTGTTATGGAACGCTCCGTTTGCAGAACCAATATAGCCCCTGTTTATCCTTGCTATTACATTCTTGACCTGCTCGCTAAGAGTTGGACCTACCGTGTAAAAGTCATCGGCTGCTGACCTAACAACGCTTCTTATTCCGTCATTGGAAAGAAAGAACACATCCTTGTTGGTGAAGATTGCTGATCTTGATGCCTGGCATCCAACCTTATCGTTAATCAACCTCACATTCCATCCCGCAGCAGTTGTTGCAGTTGGATCAACAGTAACCAAGTAAATCTTGTTTGGCTTGAAAACCAGCAATTCAAAGTCAAAGAATGGCTGAATGGCAATAATGTCTTCACCATCGTTTCCTCCGACAACAATACTGTTTGTCGATTTCCATATTTCGGAATCAAGTATGTCTGATGCGTAGAGCGTGTTTCGATTGTCGCCAGTTCCAACCGCAAAAAGTCTATTGGTGAAATTCCTAATTAAACGAAGTCCGGCTGGAGATAATGCCGATATGCTTGCTGTGGCAGTTGCTCCAGATCCTCCGCCGCCCGTAATTGTAACTGTTGGTGCTGAAGTATATCCAGATCCAGCATTTGTAACTGTTATCCCAGTTACCTTATTGGATGCCACTGTTGCCGTTGCGCTGGCCGTTGTCCCATAGGCAAGATTTGGAGCACTAATTGTTACAGTTGGAACTGAGCCATAACTAGATCCGTCATTTGTTACCGTAATGGAAAGAACGCTTGTTCCCTGTCTATAATAACTTGTTCCGTTTGTAAAATAAATATAGCTTGCGCCGTCCGTGTAATAAAGCTTTTCATTAAATTGAGTGAAATCAACCTGCACTGCTCCGCTTGTTACGGTTCCAGCGGTAGTTCCAAAACTTGTTGCGCTTGTGGAATTAAATAATTTTCCGTCACAAGCAACAATAATTCTTTCAAAGTTTGCAGTATCAAAATAATGCATCCCCTGAATCCCTGATCCGCTGGAGACATTTGTTGAAACTGTTTCAATCCCTTGCCTTGTCTGGAGGTTTCCAGACGGGCTAATCGTCATATTGTAAAGCTCGCTTGCCTGATTGTTCCCAATTAAGCTTGGAGAAATTCCAGAGGCTTGACCACCCTCAAAGCTTGGAGATCCTGCCAATGACAGGACATCGTCAATCGTGTCGATGTAATAAGGCATGTTTAGATGCCTCCGTTAAGCTGCGGTGATTTCCTCGGTCATCAAATCGCCAAGGCTAACCGGAGTAATCTGCTTCACGCCACCAACCTGGCTGAGTTCATAGTTAGCCATCGCCGCAAGGTCTGCATTGGCGGTCTGCACCACGGACTGAGCCTTGGCATACTGACGCTCACGCTCAAGCGCATCGGCATGGGTAAGCGCAAGCACAACCTGGTGAACGTGGGGCAAACGAAGTTCATCAGCCAGGGATTCGGTTGATGGTGGGAAATCAACCACAATGTTTGTGCGAGTTAGGCATTTTAGTTTTTCCACCACGCGCAGTGCAATGCTGTTTATGGCTGCAAGTCTTGGATAAAGATCAAGTTGCGCAATTCCGCTTGTATTGCGACCAGTGAAATGATAAAGCACCGGAGTTCCAGTGCGATCTTCCTCAAGCAGGTTTGCATCTTGGCTAATGATTGTCGCCAAGTCGATAGGGTCAACTTCGGATTGATCATAGGACACCGAAAGAGGGGTTTCCACATTGGTCCCAAGCGTAACTGTTCTGCTTGTACCAACCGAATAGGTTGAAGTGGTTACGCTCTCACGCCAAGGGGCAAAGTTCCATACCCGCCTGTAGGCCAAGCTTGCGGCCTTTTGGAGGAAGGTTAAGGTGTCGGAGTCGGTCTTGCCGACTTTTTCACCTGCGAATTGGGCAATTTCGGATAAGGTCAAGCTGCCTCCAAGGATGCTACTTTGGTTTTAAGTATTTCAATTTCAGCAATAGCCTCTTTAAGTGCAGCGGTCAGAAGCGGAACAATCTTGGATTGATCGATGCCTTGATAGATTGGCTTACCATCAGCGTCAACGGCATCCTTCTCGCCAGTTATACATTCTGGAACAATAGCTTGAGCTTCGTGAGCAACGAAGCCATCAACCTTGTTTCCGCTTTCGTCTGCTATCCAATTAAAACGATAAACAGGTAATTGCTTTAGACGGTCAATTCCGTTTGAAATTTGCTCTAAATTTGTTTTTAATCGATAATCAGAAGATGTGTTGTATGCAACTGCTGTTGTTCCGTTTTGAGTAATTGATCCAATTCCTGTGCCGTTTAGGGCAAAATTCCAATATATTGTTCCGCTTGCAGTTCCATTTACATGGTTTACATATCCACGCCCATTAGTTTTGTCAAAACTAAGGCTATTTGAGTTTTGGTTCCCAGCGGCAGTATCTCCAACACATAAATCCCCACCACTCGTAATGCGGAGGCGTTCTGTTCCGTTAGTTGTTGCTGCAATCGTTTCAGCGGCTGGGAAGAAGATGCCTGTGTTGGTATCTCCAGTAGGAACGATTGCTGGGGCTGCGGCTGTGCCTGTGCCTGTGGTGATAAGCGTTGTTGCAACTAGGGTTGGAATAGTTCCAGTAGTAATCGTGGATGCAGTAGATGTAGTTGTTCCGAATGTTCCAGTTGGAATTAGAGCAGTTGTAATTGTTCCAGTAGTGCTATTCAGCGTGGCAATCGTTCCAGTAGTGCTATTCAGTGTGGCAATCGTTCCGCTTGTGACGATCTCTGCTGTCGAGGTTGTCGTACCGGTTGTAAGGACATCAATCGTTCCTGACGTACTGACAAGCGGAGCCTTCAGAAGATTGGCAACTGTCATCCGCTTCAAATTATTAGAATCTGAAGCATCTCCAATGAGAAGCGTGTCGTTTACGGCTACCACAGTCTCAGCAGTACGATCTTGAATAAATCCAGAGGTCGGGATTGCATTAGTCACCAGCGCACCAAGCTTGGCAGCCGTAACGTCATTGGCTACGCCATCAGTAAAGGTTGTTCCAGCAGTAAATGAAGCCATTGTAAATTACCCTCCGTTGATTAGCTTGGACTTAACAAAGTCCCAGGCGATGCTGATTATAGCACCTAGTCCACCCGCCACAAGTAGCATCTTGGTCTTGAGCCCCTCGATGGCAGATACCCTGTTCGAGATGTCACCAAAGCTGGCCAATGACCGCTCAACCATGTGGTACAAAGTCACTTGACGCTCCTCCATCCTGGCAAGGCGTTCGGATACATTTGCCACCCTATCCTTAATGTCTGACACCTCATCAAGACTCACGGCCCCGACCCTCCAGATACCTTAACGCCACGGCAAGATGGACAACCGCATCCACAATCTCGTCCCGATCCCTTCCATCCTCGACAATCCTTTTGATGGACCGGTTGACGCTCAAGAGATGCTTTACCTTGCCAATGTACTTGGTCTCCTTGACCATGTTGTTGTTCTCCACGGCAAACTTCAATGCCTCCTTGAAACACTCGTACTCCTTTTGCGTCATCAAGAAACGCAAACTGAAATTGGTGAGCCAGGTGGCGAGTAGCTTTATCATGGGATGTTGAATTGGATTCCATCAGCCTCATCCCTAGTGCTTGCAAGAAGCCGTGCCTTATAATCGTGATAAGCGGAGCGCAGGTTAGCAATAAACTCACGCCCTTGCTCGACCTCAAGGTTCGTCAACACGCCAAGAGCGGCGTTGCGTTGCCATACCTCATCATACCCAGCCTCGGTGATCTTGGCCGTCACAAGCTCACGGATGCGGGTTAGGTTCTCTTGGTGGGCTTCTTCAATGGTGCGGGTGTCCTCAATATGCGAGAAAACTCCATTGATAAATATTTCTTGCTTCAAACTCATACTCCAACCTCAAGATAGAATAGGTAACTAGAATTACTGTTTGTATAAGTAAGCGTTCCAGCAGGGTTTTCCCATGTTCCACCAGTTTTTGAATTAGAAAAATACACTGCTTGATTACTTGCAAATTGACCAGGAGTATCTGAGCTTGATACACCAAATAAAGACGCATCGACTCTTCCGCAAGTTTGCAAAACAACACTTGTTGCCGAATCTAAATAACAAACACCATAATAAATTCCAGCTTTAATAGCCACAGTTGGGCTAATTGCCATTGTTTTTGTGATAGCCCCTTGTGT